GCATTGGGGCGAATGGCATGCTACGGGTCACGTCATTGTGGACTTGCACCAACTCAGCCAATAATAAAACAATTCGTCAATATTACGGTGGAACTGGTGGTATTGATCTCGTGCAAGGACATACTTTCACCACAACAGCAACCATCTTGCACCAACGTTTCATGTTCAATATGGGTGCGACAAACTCTCAGATGACTTTTAATGCGTGGGGAGATAGCTTTGAGTCTGGTAATACGCCAGCAACGGGTGCTGTTGATTCAACAGCATCTCAATCATTTTTATTTCGCGTTCTACTCGCTAACGTTGGAGATACGGTAACATTGAAATGGTACTCTATAGAAGCTGTTCAGAATTAAAATGAAGCTACTTGAAATCTTCAACAAGCCGATGTTAACTGATGAGAAAGAGATCATGACGTGGGTTCGTGCTTATGTTCATGGTGAAAAATATTGTGAATTTTACGATGGTAAGGTAAATTGCGCAAATAGCTGTGGCATTGCAGATACACACAACCTAAGGGTTCAATTCGGAAAGATATACAAAGACTTTTGGTGTAATAAAACTAACATCACCGACTTTAAGGGATTCCCGAGCATCATCGGAGGAAATCTCATCATTGAAAATAATGAGCATTTAAAAAGCTTTAAGAACATTCATAAGGTGATTCTTAAGATCGGTGGTAGCGGGCTTCACATGGTTGACACCCCTGTTGAAAGTAACATTCTAGGTCTGCTTTTAATTGACGGTTTAAGTAAAATTTATCACCTGCACACAGGAAGTTCAAACACAGAGAAGAAGTCAGATAGAGTGAGGGCTATCGTGATCATTAACAAGCACCTGGGGCGAGGTAAGGCTGGAGTTATCGACGCGCAGAATGAAATGATTGACGCTGGCCTAGACGCATTCGCGGAGCTCTGATGAACTTGCTAGAAATATTAAAGACCGAACAAGAAGCGTTGGAATGGATTGAGAAAAATACTTCTGGCGTCAACGTAGACTATTGTAAGTTCAAAGATGGAGCTATAGACATCATAGTCCCTCAAAATAAGCCACTTACGTTGAATCATACTGTGGACAAGTTAGAAGTTCAAATGGGAACCATAAAAGTCTCTATGGTTGCTGATAAATCTAAGATTTCTTCTCTAGAAGGATTTCCTAGAGTTATTAAAGGGTATTTGAGCCTTGAAAATTGTAAAAATCTCAAATCAATAAAGGGAATTCATAAACACATTCAGCAAGTAGATGAGGTTATATATCTTGGCGATTCTCCGATTGAAGGCGGGCTCTTAGGATTAATCTTTATTAAGAACTTACAAAACGTATACTACATGTCTTCATCAAAAGATAAGGATAATATAAAAAGAGCATTGAGAATAATTAGCAAGCACCTTGGAAAAGGAAGGGCTGGAATCTTGGACGCTCAGAATAATCTAATCGACGCTGGTCTTGACGAATATGCGGAGCTCTGATGAAGCTACTTGAAGTTTCCAACCAAGGACGTATTAGCGGAGAGGTTTTCAAGATGACGCCTCAGTACACCTACATCAAGAAAGTTCTTAAGTTTGATGATGAACTGTTGGAGAACACCTTCTTACAAGACGGAAATATCTCCGTTGTGTCTGGAGATGGAAAGAATGATGACGTACGTCTTCCAAAAGGTACAAAGATTGAATATCCATTTCATGAAGTTACAGGAAATTTTTATGCTACTAACACGAAAATAAGCTCTTTTGAGAATTTTCCAAATCTTTGCAGATTTTTATCATTGGGTCAATGTAAACAATTAAAATCTTTGAAGGGAATAAACAAACATATTCTTGCTATAGGAACCCGTTATAACTCTGGATATATTGACCTTAGCGATGCTCCTATAGAAGACAGCATCTTAAGCTTGATAAAGATAGACTATTTAGATTCAATTTACTATCATCCAACTAGCTCTAATGAATTGTCTAGAAGGCTCAGGAAAGCCATCTCAATCGTCAATAAACACATTAAAGATAAATCTAACTCAAGCATCTTATCGGCGCAAAAAGAACTGATAGAAGCTGACCTTGATGAATATGCGGAGCTATAATGGCTAAAGGATTATACACGCCTCTTAATCCAGGTAAATATATGGGAGATCCTAGAAAGATCCGCTTCCTATCTGCTTGGGAACAACGAGTGATGGTTTTCTGCGACACTAATCCGCACGTGATTCAGTGGGGATCTGAGGAGATGAAGATACCTTACTTGAATCCGATCAAGAAGAAGGTATGCATGTACATCCCCGACTTCATCATTCGTTACAAAAATAAAGCTGGTGCGATCATCACCGAGGTAGTAGAGGTGAAGCCATCTAAGGAAGCTTTGTTGAAAGCCAAGATGACGAACTATGATAAGGTTTGTTTGGTCATTAACACCGCTAAGTGGCAAGCCGCCAGAATTCTCTGTGATAAGCACGGAGTAACTTTTCGGATCCTAACCGAAAAAGGGTCAATGACTGTTGATCCTAATGGTCTACCGATTCAGTTAACAGATCAAGGATTGTTTAAGAAATGAATGATATAGATGACGAAAAATCCCATCCCTTAGAGGATGTGTTTGACATGGAGGCTGGCTCTACTCCATTTAAGTTTGAAGATACTGAGATGGGCCAGCTTAATGAGCGAGCCTCGGCCATCGTCGACCCTACTACAGGAGAGCTAGTAGTTCGTAAGTCCGACGAGCTCACACATGAAGAGCTGGAGAAGGAAGAACGAATAGAAGATCTCCACATCGATGGACAGCTAGAAGGAATCCACAACGCAGCCTTGGGTGCATTTGAACACCAATCGAGGATGGCTCAGGAGGTCGACCCTAGGTTCTCGGCAAGAAACGCTGAGGTCGCCGCGCAATACCTGAACATCGCGCTCAATGCTGTTAACTCCAGGGTTGACTCAAAGTTTAAGCGTCAAAAGATTCGCATCGCTAAGAAAACCGCTGGAGCGCCAGGGACAGTAAATAATAACGTCATCGTTGCAGACCGCAACGAGCTGTTGAAGTTAATGAATGAGAGTCGCGAAAAGATAATCGTTGATCCTGAAGAGAAGAATTAATGCCAACTCCGGTCATAAAGAAATACGCCGAGCGATCTGGAAAATCCGTCAAGGAGGTAGACGAGTATTGGAATGAGGCTAAGGAACAAGCAGCTAAGAAATTCAAGAGCGAATCTTCTGAATTTTGGGCGTATGTGAGCGGGATCGTAAAGAGGCGTTGTGGATTAAAAGAATCGCTAAAGGATTTCATTAACCAAGAAGATATTCTATTAGAGCTGTTTGACTCAGTTAAGGTTAAGCCAACAGATGTTCTTCATGATGATGATCAACGTTATGAGGCTGAATCAAAGCTTGCAGATGGAATAACAATTAATTTCCTGGCAACCAAGGTCCACGGTTACTGGGACATTGAATTCTCTGATGTTGGTGAAGATTATAACGGAGATAAGTATCTCAACTATGAGAAAACTAATCGTGACGGTTCAGAGATAAAGGTTGTGTCCTTTGTTGTTTCATGCATTAAATCATTGATCTACAATCATGCTCCAGAGAAGATAATCTTTCACGCAAACAAGAAAAATCCTAGTCGCATCACCAGCTATCGTAGGCTGATAAAGCAATACTTCAAAGATTATAGCTGTAAGGAAACTAACATGGTAAAGGCGGTCGCCTTCATGTTAGCAAAGAAATTATAAAGAGAAACTATGTTAAACCCAGAAAATATAAACGAACTTGTTAGGTGCATGCATGATGAGATCTACTTCATCGAAACATATTGCTATATCAATACATTAGATAAGGGTAAGATCTTATTTGCTTTAACTCCACATCAAAAACGTTGGATCAAGAGATTTAACACGCGTCGAGTAACAGAGGTTGAAGAGGTTAGACAAACAGGGAGATCGTCGATCCTAGCTGCTCACATCGCTTACAAAACTGTCTTCTCTCCAGATCATATAACATTGATCGTTGGAGACCGATATCCAACAGCTCTTCATATTCATAATATCATTAAGCCTATGATTGCCAACCTTCCAGATTGGATGATCCCAGAGATTACGTGCAATAATCAGATGATGTCAGAGTATAATAAAAGCTCAAAAATATTTTGCCAAGCCGCTAGTTCAAGCACAGGTAGAGGAATGGCGTTTAATCTATTGGTCATTGATAATTATGGGCATATTAAACAAAATATTAAGGAAGAGCTTTATGATGGATTGATGCCGACGATGGTTGGAAATTCATCGGCGATCATCGTAGGTGATGACACAGGATGGGCTGCATAACATGGGAATCGGAGAGTTTGTTAAAAAAGCTCACGGGCAGACAGAGTATACTCCTGAGCTGCTCCAAGAGCTAGACAGGTGCTCTCGTGATCCTGTGTACTTCATCAACAATTATTGCTATATTCAAAACCAGCATAAAGGTAAGATGAAGTTCATCTTACGTCCATATCAAGTAAGGATCATTAATTCTCTTCATACTAATAGGTTCAACATATTAATGATCGGACGACAGTGCGGTAAGACTGAAACTACCGCGGCGTTCTCCTATTGGTATTCGATCTTTCACGCTGATAAGAACATTCTAGTTGCATCTAATAAGCAGAAGGGTGCAACTGACATCATGAACCGCATTAAGTTCATGTATGAAAATACCCCAGACTTTCTGCGCCCAGGGGTTCAATACTACAATCGCGGGTCAATCGAATTTGACAACGGATCTAAGATCTGGTCTGAAGCCACCACCGAAAACACCGGTCGTGGTAAGGCGGTCGCGCTCTTCATCTGTGATGAGCTGGCGCACGTTCACCCTCGCATTCAAGAAGAGATGTGGGCCTCGATCTTGCCGACGCTGTCAACCGGTGGATCATGCGTTGTTATGTCAACTCCGAACGGTGACTCAGAGCTATTCGCTAGGCTGTGGAGGCAAGCTAACGCTGGACTATCAGCTGATGAAGAAGGCATCGAAACGTTTGTCCCGGTCTATGTTGACATCTCGGAGATCCCGGGTCGCGATGAAAAGTGGCAGCAGATGATGCGCCGCACGCTTGGTAGTGACCTTAAGTTCGAGCAAGAGTACCTTTGCCACATGCTGTCTTCAGATCCGCTGTTGATCAACTCGATGGTTCTTCAACAGCTCAAGCCACGGCAGCCAGAGTTTGTTGACAAGGGATTCGCTTTCTGGAAGGTACCAGATCCAAGTAAAACTTATATTGTAGGTGTTGACGTTTCCGAAGGTATGCAAAAAGACTTTTCTACGATTCAAGTCATTGAGCTAGAAACTTTGGAGCAAGTTGCAGAGTACCGCAACAACACCATCAAGGAAGATAAGCTCTATGAAGCGATCAAGTGGATCATCATGAAGCTGCAATCATATAAGGATCCACGTACTCAACGTAAGCCAATGATCTATTGGTCATTTGAGAATAATTCATGTGGAGGGGTTATCGGGGTGCTCCACTATCAAGATGAAAAGTTCCCAGAAGATGTTGAATTGATCAATGAAAAAAGCGGAAAACTAGGAATGCGCACCCTAAACAAGTCAAAACTTGAAGCTGCGAGGCACTTAAAGAACCTCATTGAGCGGAGTAAGGGTGGCATAAAGATCAACAGCGAAAGGCTGATCTTTGAGCTGAAGAACTACATCACGTCAGGTGGATCATTCGCGGCCAAGCATGGGGCCACAGATGACCTCGTCTCAGCGATGCTAATCAACGCTCGCATCATCAGCTACCTAGCTGCTTATGAGCCTGCCGTTTTCGACAAGCTTTATAAGAGTGAAGGTAACTTTGATGACGGAGAAGAGTACGGCGAAGAGGTTATGCCGATGCCGTTCGTGATGTGATCAAGCCCTGGATACTGTAGATTGCTTACGAACCAAAACAGTGAGACCTGTTGTGCTGTGAATGATCGACGTGATCATATACACTCTTGGAATTTCATCGCGAAATCCTATGATCCATTCTCCCTCTATGGGTTTTACTTGCAATTGTGTAGGGAACAATATTCCTTCATTGCTTGGGTTGGTATGGATGTCGGCGTCAAAGAAAACTTCAATGTCTATCATGTTGTATCCTCATGTTTATTAGGATGATTATATCCTAAAAAGACGTATAAATAAAACTTTGCAGCACCAATAACTAATCATAGGAAATAAAAATGTTGCCAGATTCACTCTTATCTATACTCATCGATGTAACCGGTTTTGTTGCTGCATGTCTAATCTGTTATCATCTTTTTAGACGCCGTCGCTCACCGTCAGAAACCATGAAAAGTCATACTCATGACAATTTCTCTAGCTTCTCTGTTCAACCAGAGCCGATTCTTAAGAAATCGGTTGAAGTTCCATCAACACCAGCACCACAGGAAGAAGCAGTAAAGTCACAGAAAAAATTCCAGGAAGTGGTAGATAAACCGAAGAAGCCAAAGAAGCCTCGTGTTGCGAAGGATTTACTGCCATATGTTCCTATGGCTATGATTGAAGACATTAATATGCCAAAGACGAAGCCTGTTAGGCGTCCTCGTAAGCCTAAGGTTTCTCCTCCAGCTCCAGAGGTGGTGGTCGCCACGGTCAAGCCAAAGCGCGTGCCAAAAAAGAAATAACTTCTAGGAAAATGTCCATACGGAAATTTTATTGTAAAATGCTC